ACTGGTAAAGAGAGAGGCTTTGAAAAAAGAGAGGCTAAATAATGACGTATAATTTCCACTGTATAAAATGCAAAAAGAAACTAGAAGTCGAGATACGTTTAAAAGATCTCGATATTGAAAGAGAAAAGTTACTCTGTTGCGGTGTACGTATGGAGAGAGATTTCCAACCTACTGCGATATTCACCAAGACTTCACCGAGTAGGTTTTAACATGAATAAACTACAGCCGATACTAGATATATTTGATAGACTATTCCCTACTTCCCTTTAAACTCTTCCCAATCATTCATGGGGTCAGTATTCCTCAAATTGGTAGGCGCATAAGGCTTGATATAAGTCTTTGGCTTACCTTGCCTCTCGTTCCTAGCATTGATCTTGTTAACCTCTGTCTGTTGCCTACTCATAAAGGTTTCATTGCTCCACTTCTTCGGTCTCTTGAGAGTTCTTTTAAATTCAGGTCTACAAGAGCAATGTGGGTGATGAGTAGATATAGTCGCATTGTCAACAGGCACAAAACCTAGATTCTCAGTAGCTTCACAAAATGCGCAAGGGTTAGAGCCTTGAGTAATGTTCTTTACCAACTGGGTGTCTTCATTTTTTAAAGCCTCGTGGGTATCTTCAACCGCCATTGTTCTAATCGTTTCAGATCTAGCAACCCTAGAAGCATAATACTTTGTTCTTCGCTCCATTGCATAGTAGGTAGCTTTATCTACATTCTTATCTAACTCTATAGCATCTATTAAACGCAAGTAATCAGCACGTAAGCCCGCTGTTTTAATCTTTTTGGCCTGTGCCTTTACTGCGTTCAAATGTTTAGGTTTAATCTTATCGCCAGCTATCTTAACGGCTTTTAACTCATCAATATATTTGGGTAGTTCCCTAGTAAATCCTTTTAATGTATCATCACCAATATTGCCTACTATCTTGGATACTGTTCTGCCTTCTTTAAGTACCGTATTAAGCACTTTTCTCTGGTCCCGCATGATCTTAACAGAGTTATTTCTTATGCGTGTAGAGAGCTTTATTTTGTCAGGGAATAGCGATTTATCCCATAGGTAGTTACCCCATACTTGCTTATTAGCCCCAAGATTAGAGCGAATATAGCTACTATCCACAATCACCTTAACTGTTGAGGCTTTAAACTTATTTACAAAGTCAGTTGATTTTAGGGCTTTGTTATACTCCTTCATTAACTTGCTTTGGGCTTGTTTAAGCGCCTTTGAGTCGTCTACAATTAAATCCTTAAGCGTAGCAGAAACCGCCTCGTATAGTTCAAGAGTAAGGAGGGCAATCTCTCTTTCATAACCTTTTAGATTTCTGAACGCTTTAGGATAATCTTGCATTATTCCTCAATCACTGGGGGATTTTCAAAGGTGTCATTCTCAGTCTCTTCTACAGTTTCAATCTGTAAAGTAGCCAGCTCTTCACCTCTTTTACTATCACTAGGATAGGTTATTTTGATCATATCTGCTAATACTTGGTCTATCACTGGTCCTTTGAGATAACCAGTATCTAATAGAACCTGTAACGATGCAAGTTCATCAGCCTTAGTCAAACTCTCAAAGTCTTTAGGATATACAACTGAGAAAGTCCAACTGCCCTCTACATATACGGTAAGAGCTGTATTAACCAACCAATGCTCTTGGTCTTGTATATCTTGGGTATCTTGTTTTAGTTTCTCAATCCTGCGCCTATCCGCCTCCATACGAGCTTCACCCGATGCAGTAGAAGCAATCGCAACAGTGCTATTCATATTGACTTTAATCACCTGAATAAGTCGTGCTACTTCCTCTATCATTATTTTTAGGTGATCAGTAGGTGGTGCTACAAAGTTTGGAGCGTTAACCGATTCACCAACATACATAAATATTGAATCATTACCTAAATCAATATCATCTGGTATACGGCCGTTCACAGCGAGGAAAGCAAAGCAATTTTTAATAAACGAATCATTGTACTGTGATGTAGTGTTATAGATCTTTTTAACAATTGATAGTGTGCCCAAGTGTTTAGACTTAGCTAATCTATCAGCTCTATAGCGTGTATTATCCTCTATTAGCGATACTGGAAAGTCGTCTAATTCACTCCAATTAATAACCTCATCATTCTTATACTGGAATGTAGTGGCTGTTTTGCTGAAAGTAGTATTAAACTCACTGTTATTGATCCACACTCTAAGGGTGTCGGCCTCTGTAGTGTCGCCATTCTGAGCGCCTACATCTTCACAGTATACGAGCATTTTGAGAGACCCGTCATCATCCAGTAAATACCCGTCAATCTGTGAAGGGGTTAAAAAGTAAACGTACTCCATGTTATTCTTATCGAGATCACCCTCACCAGTTTCAGGAGTTGTAATAGGTGAATCTAGTATTTCAAATACAGCACCAAAGATTTTGCTATTAATTTTCTTACGCCTTTGATACTCACTCATTGTCTCACCCATCTTTTTAGTAGGCGATTCGACAAAAGTCTCTGCAACTATATTGCCTTTAGTCTCTCTTTTCTGATCCTTTGCAAATATTGGATCAACCTGAGCTTCTATTTCAGGCCCGAATACATTTTCATAGTGAGCGTTTAATTTACGCATCCCGAAAAAGTCAGGTAAATCGTTACCGTTGCCATCAGTCCCGCCTCTCGATTCGCGAGGGAACGGAACCAAATAGGAGCCATCATTAAAGCCACCTGTACCGTAGTACATATCTCTTAGACCAATGTACTCGGCCTTTTCTGTTGATGTGAATTGAATATATTCAATATCTACACCTGCTATTGTTATACTTGCCATTACATTAAGCCCCTTGCTTTGGTTGTTTTTGGTGGTGGCACTAATTCTGGTAAAATTCGCATCATAAAAGAATCTGAGCAGTCAGTAGATCGCCCTAAGTGTTCCTTTATTTTATCCTTTGGAATTACTCTAATCTTTTGATCGTCCTTGTCAGAGTTCCAATCTTTAATTTGCTCTAAGTCTTCTATTAATATAGCTTTTATTTCAGAATCAGTAATATCTATGTAAATATCACCATCGTTGACCCGTTTAGCTACCTCAAAGTAACATTGAGATTTAAGGTTAGCGTAGTTTGTTTTAGATATAGCCTTAGAGTTATTCACAAACCCTCTGTACCCTCCAAAGTCGACCAGCCCCCCTCCCACACCATCCTCATCACAGATTACATTCTGTCTCATTACACGCCATTCGTTACATAGTTTAGATATTATTATGTCAGTCTGGTCTAGTGTCTTTTTCTTAAATCTGATACCGTAAACTATTCGCCACCCATCCCATACAAATATAACTGTGTGATCCTCTCCAAGTCTAGCAACGTCACAGGTGATATACTTAACCCCTTGCTCAGCGTGTTTATTTGTCCACATTGCAATAATAGCATTATAATCAAATAGCTTCGTTGGGTCATCATCATATTCCCAGTTACCTAAAAGCAACCTTTGGCGTGATTTCTCATCTAGCTTTTTAAGGTTCTCAATGTAGTGTGGTGATATAAAAGGGTTATCCGTAGCTAATGCTTGAATGAATCTGCGATAAGGTTTAATAGACCCGTCTTGGTCTGGCTTATAGAACTCTTGGTACACCCATCCTTTATCGGGGTTACAGCTCATTAATATTTTTGGTGTTATATCAAATACATCTAGTTTATATCTGATACGTGATGATACAATTTGCACCGCTTTATGGCACATTTGGTTAACTTCATCAAGAAAAGCTCCTGTAATCTCTAATGAACCAAGGCTGTCAAAATTTGGATCTGATGGATATAGAAAAAGGTCTTTTAGTATCACCTTAGACCCGTTATAAAAATCAATCTCACCTAATTGTGAATTATAGTTGTATTTATCTAACCCTAACCCAAGTATCTTAGCCACTTCAAAAAAGGTCATCAAGGTAGTCTGCCTAAGTGCTTTTAGTTTAGACCTACCTATAAGCCACTTTGAACCTTCATACCTTAGACACAGCACAATAATCCATAAACAACCCAAGAAGCTCTTAGCTCCTCCTGCACCACCACCAAATAAAACTTCTGTTACTTCTGCTTCTTCAAGAGCGTCCAGTGCAATAGTTTGTTTCTTGGTTAGGTCAATTTGACTCATAGTTTTTATTAATTACAATAGATAACTTATCACCACCAGATGTATGATCAACGTGCTGTCCAGATAGAGCCTTGAGTTCTGTATCTTCGCCTAGCAACTTATACAGTGCTATTTGAGTAGTTGCGTTATCACTATTCATCCACTTGTTTCTAAGTTCTTTTTTTGCTGAAATCTTGTTTTTTGATAAAGCGTCTTTTATTATGCCCATTTTGTCCAGACCATGCGTTTCTAATGTGGTCTTACAGGCTGATATATAGTGTTCTATTTCATTAAAAAACACCAATTCTTCACGCTCAATTACTTCTAAAGCCTCTTGTGTGAGGTCTTCTGTATTATATGCCATGCTATACCTCTAGTATATCAATTCTGCCCATCAAGGGCTAAACTATACAGGATCAACCCGTATAGTCTAAATATAGCTATTTTCTCTCTAAAAGTACGTCTTTTCCACTTATTTCAACCTCTAAAGTGTCATTATAATGGGTGTAATAGAATGTTTGGTTACTATTGAGTATCTGTAATTTACCTATTCTGCCGTTATTTTCTGGCCTTATAGTGTCCTCATATGATACGTTGAACCAAGTTACATCTATACATTGAGTGCCATCTGTACACCATTCCCCAATAATATCAAATTCAGGTTTAGGCTCAACAATACACCCAATCAATAGAGCCGTGAGTAGTAGTAGCTTAATCATTGGTTACCTCTTCTATTTTTATTTCACCGAGCAACAAGCCTCTTTTATGCTCTATAAATGTCATAAAATCAGAAACAGCCTTTTTATCAATATCATCTGAAAACAACAGGTCTTTGCACGATGAGCAAATCGCACCTAAAACAGCTATGTTTTTTACATTTATATATTCATCTTCAGTCATTCACACTCCCCTCGCCCGCCTTGAGCAGTTCAATTTTATAATTAAT